GAGTTCACCACCCATTCGGGTCAGCGCGTCACCAGGGTCCAGAGTCTCCGCGATCCCGGCGCCTGCGGCACCACCGAGCACGGCAGACCCTTCGATCGCGGCGAAGGTCTTGGGGTTGCGTGCGGCCTGACGCATGGCGCCCGAGAGCCACTTCCCGACACCGCGCTCCAGCAGTTGCAGACCCACCGCCGCCGCGCCGAACGGGGTCGCGGCAGCTGCCGCACCACCACCCAGCGAATAGGTGAACTCGGCCATCGACCGCTGATCCGGGGCCATCTCCTGCGGGGTGCGCAGGCCCAGCGCCTCACGGGCACCCTGACCCCCGAGGTTCCCCACGATGGCGCCACCGACGGCTCCAGCGGCCATGCCCCAAGGTCCTGCCGCCTGCCCGAGTCGGGCGCCAGCGTAGATGCCGGCCGCAGCGCCACCACCCTCCAGCACCCCGGACGCGAACGCCTCGGTGCCGGGGTTGTCGACTCTGGTAGTGTTGTTCTCCTCGGGGGACGCTGGCGCATCGACCTCGGGAGGCGCCCACGTCGGGGCCGCAGGCTTGCCGTCAGCCAGATCGGTGTCGGGGGGTGCCCACGTCGTCATTTGCGCCCACCCTTGACCCGAGGCGTCGGATCATCGAGCCACAGATACCGCTCGCCAGGCTGCAGGCGCTCGTAGTCCTTCTGCTCCTTGACGACCTTCTGCGGCACGTCGAGGCGGGACAAGACCTGATTGATGACCGAGACACCCTCGGCGGCAACGGTGCGCATGTCCTGCGTCGCGCCGCTCTGTGCCGTTTTCTCGTACTGCTTGAGTTTGGACCGCAACTCGGAGTCGATGGTCTTGAGCTTGATCCGGTACTCTCGATCACTACCGATGATCGCCGGGTCGATGGACACGATGGCCTTGAGTTCCTGCCGGTATTGATTGGCAATCACGTCCTTGCCACCACCCATGCTCACGAAGCCGCGCACGATGTCGTTCTGGATGATCTGCGACGCCTTGGCCGCTTGACCGTACACCGGGTCCACCTTGATCTTGTCGCCGATCCCGAGAGGCAGGTTTGCAGCGTTGCGCTTGATCCACGACTCCAGACCCACGATCTTGTCGGCGTTGTCGTACAGGTTGACCAGACCCTCATTGTCGGCGACCTGCATGTCGGGCGCCGCGCCACCACCGTCCGCGATAGCGTGACCCCGCGAGTCGATGGTGGCCTGCACCCCGTCGGGCATGGTGATCTTGGTGCCAGGTGGGTACACCTGACCCTTGGGGTCGAGGAACGGGCCGGTATCGGTCCCCTGACCCGTGGACACGCTGCCCGTGATGCCGCCACCGGCACCCGGACGCCCGCCAGTCGGCTCCACGAACCGTTGGAGTTCCGCAGGCACCGTGGAGTATCGCGTCGGGTTGCCCAAGGCGTCGACACCATTGATGTCGCGGTACTCACTCTTGATGAGCAGCCCGAGTTTCATCCGGCCGGCCGCATCGAGGTTGTTGTAGTCCATCGCCATGTCAGTGATCTGCTGGATCTTGGACTCGGACACCTGACGGTCGATGCCGAAGTACTTCTGTTTCTGTTCGTCGGTGGGGTCAGTGCCGAAGACGAGTTTGTGCTGCGCGATCTTCTGCGCTGCCGTGGAACTCTTGAAGTCGGGCAGGTCGGCGTACTTCGAGGGGTCGATCTTCGCGCCCGTGGCGAACTCCCACTGGCGCACATTGGTCTCCTGCTCACGCTTCTCCTTCTCCTGCTTGCCCCGACCCACGGCGACGTCGATGCGCAGCGGCCGGGCCACCTCGGGGCTCAGGAGCTTCGAGAAACGCTCATCGGTCATGATTGCCTCGGCCTGGTCCCACGACCCCTGCTGAATGTGCGCCATCACCGCAGCCTGGATCGGACGCGCTTGTGCCACGGTCAGCGCCTGCTGGTACGTGTTCGCATCCATCGCAGCCTTGCGCGACTCCACGTAGGCCACGTTCTCGCTGATCGCGTCCTCCAGAATCGCAGGCGCCACGCCTACCTGATTCGCGGACTTGCTGAACTGTTGCTCCATGGAGCGGGTCATCAGTTCATGACCCATCTTGATCTTGGTCGAGATGGCCGACTTGCTGTACTGCGCCATCTGGTTGTCGATCTGGCGCTCCAGCGAGGCACGCGCCTCGGGACGCCCAGAGAACTTGGCCAGCGCCTCACCCTTCTTCTGCTTCAAGGCGTTCTGGAACTCGGGCAGGGCCTGCTGACCCGTGATGTCCTGACGCTTGGAGAAGTCGTCCAGCGCCGTCAGCGCCCAGGTGTCCACATCGGTCATCACCTGGTCAGCAGCCAGCAACTCGTCCCGGCGCTGGATACGCTCGCCGATCTCGAACAGCGCGTTGCCCGCACCTTCAAGAGCCTGCGCCGGGGCCGCGCCAAAGTCGGCACCCGAGGAGCGCGGACCCTGCGCCGTGGTCTGTTGTTCGTAGAGATTGAGTCGTGGCATCGCGCCCCCTTAGAAGTATCGGCCCGCGCTCGACAGGAGCGAGGTGCCGGCCCGCATGTACCCTGCGGTCTTGGCGTTGCGCCCCCGGGACTCGTACAACGCCGCCTCGCGCTGCCCAGAGTACCGGGTGTTGAGCGCGTCGATCTCGGCGTTGGCCGCAGACTCCGAGAGTACGGCCAGCGGGGTGCCCTCCATCGTGGCGCCTGATTTGCTGACGCCGGCCCGGATGGCTCCGAGTTGTCGCTGGGCCTGCGCCCGCTGCGCTGCCTCGCGGGACGCCGCCTCCTGACGCGCTGAGTCAGCGTTGAACTGTGCCGAACTGGCCTCGGCCTTGCCGCCTTGAATGGCGCCCACAACCGCGAGCCCGGTGCCCACGGCACTGGCCACGCTGCCCACGGTCCCGAGGGTCGCCACCGTCGATGCACTGGCCCCCATGGCCGTGGCGATTGCTGGAAGGAATGCCATTATTTGATCCTCGCATAGAGCAGCATGTCGGCCCCATCGGGCCGGTATGCCTTCATGTAACCTTCGAGTTCAAACCCGAGCATCTTGATCCACCTGTGACCCTCTTTGAACCCCACGTCCACGGTCGCCTCGATGCGCCGGTACGGGGCTCGAATGAGGAAGTCGAACACCGCCGAGTGTATCGCCCGGAAGTGTGCGCCGGCCGACTCCGCGATCAGGGCGAACGCGATGGCTCGATTCTCCCACTGCGGCTCGACTCCCGCAATGGCGAGGATCTTGCCATCGTGCTCCGCAGTCCACGCGAGGCCGCGCTCCGACAACTCGGTGAAGTCGGCCCGCACGTCCACGATGCGGTGCAGATACTGCTGCGCCGGCTGTGTGGCGATGCGTACCGTGTCGTGAAGCTGCCAGGGCCTAACGATCATAGGTGTGCATCTGCGGAAGCAGTGCCCTCACGGTGCAGGGGAGCGGGAGTCGGTGCTGCACGCACATCTGGGTGCCCTTCTCGTACTCACCCGGCCAGGCCAGCAGGTCCGTCTGTCCGGTGAACAGCGGCACCGGGGAGTCCATGTCATCGCTCGAACTGCGCACGGCGTACTCGTCCATGTCGGTCAGGTTCGGCCCGTACCACAGACCAGCACCAGTCTCGAACAGGTCGAGCACGATGTTGTTGATCCGCTGCTCCTTGCCCTGCGCCGTGCCGTCCTGCGACCCGGCCTCTACCGGCATGGTCTTGATCGTGGCGGTGTAGGGCAGACCCACGTTGACCACGGACCCGGCAAGTTGCAGGTTGATCGCGCCGGCAGACACCGTGCGGTTCGGATGCACTGCGCCATCAACCAGCACCGCGACCTCCTCGCCTTCGAGGTGGTCGAGTCCGCTGATCGCCGTGACCGGGGAGCCATCGTAGGTCAACCCACAGTCCAGGAAAAACGCATACTCGCCAGTCATGTACTTCTCGACATACTCGACATAGCGCACCGTATTGCCGTCGATGGTGCGCCGCACGATCATCCACAGGACATCCTGATCCCCGTCCCAGTGGGGCACGTTGACCACGGACTCCACGATGCCGCCGCCGATGGAGTGCCGGTGCCACCCCACAACGTCCTCGGTACGCTCGTAGGTCATGCCGGCCAGCGCCCCGTCGGCGCGTGCTGCCCACACAATCTGGTTCGGCTCCTGCTGATAGGCAAGCTCCACGACACCGGACTCGGTGACGTGATCGGCCAACACGTTCATGTTCGGGGCGACAAACGAGTCGGTGTCGAACTGGTAGGCGTACTCACGCAGCTTGCGCCCCGCACGCTGCAGGAACAGGATCACCGAGCCCACGCGCAGGGGCTTCACGTCGGCCGCGCTGCCGAAGGTGGTCTGCGGCGTGATCTTCACGTTTGTGGGCGTCACGGGGTCGCTGATCTGGGTGGCACTCAGGGTGAACTCACCGTTGGCCGTGCCGATGGCCAGCACCTTGGTCGGCGCGAGCCACTCGATCGTGTTCATGTCCTGCGTGTTGATCGTGTAGTTCAACGCATCATCGTCGTTGGTGCCGTACTTGTGGTTCTCGTAGTCACCCGAGCATGAGGCCCACAGGGTCTGGGGCTTGGAGGCCGACCCGGCGAACCACAGGCGATCCTCATAGAAGGTCACGGCATGCGGGTAGCCGCGGCGTGCGCTCCAGGCGCCCTCGGACCACCGGGTCGTGGCGCTGGTGGTCGGTAGGCGCCGAATGACCGTGGCGTTGACCAGCGTGGCGCTGGTGTACCCGGTGATCTGCGCGTACCCTGCCCCGTCGTGCAGGAACGTCCAGGTCACGGCGCCGTCACTCTCGGCACCAGTCGTGTGGATCGGGGGCCGGGTGCCGGCTGCGGCGGCCGTGCCTGACTGGTAGATGTTGCCCTGGTAGTACACGATGTCGTTGACCAGGTACGCGACACCCGTGGTCCACTGGTTGTACTTCGAGGCGCTGATCTCACTGATCTTGAAGTACGAGCCCACGTCGCCAGCGACGAACAGCGACGCCGACGCCGTGAGCGTGATGGCCCCGGTCAGGGCCGAGGCTGTCAGCGTGATGGCGCCCGTGTTCTCGTCGTTGAACGGGGGCCAGGCGAACGTCACGGCCGTCAGGGTCCACGACAGGGCGCTCACGCGGGCCAGCTTGTAGGGCGCGTGGTCCGGGTGCGTGATGTAGACCACATCGGCCGACTGTGCGTACTCCAGAGCGCCCACCTGTGCCGAGGTGTACGGGCTCGTGATCTCATAGGGCACCCCGGGGCTCGACTCGACCACGCCACCGTCTAGGTAGAAGCGGACATAAGAGTCCCCGAACTCCAGGACGTAGGCTTGCGTGGTGCTGTACTCGAATGGGAGCAGACGGGTCACGTCCGCGGAGTCCTTGACCTCGGCTACGAACCGGGTGCCGGGGCGCTTGCGTGCCGGCCCCTGGATCTGCGGGATGAAGTTCTCCATCGTCTCGCAACCGTTCTTGAACTTGTCAAGCGACGGGCGACCCTTGAGCAGCGGGGACAGTTCCCCCGCGTTGAAGGACGTTTGACCGGGTGAAGCCTTCATCAGTACCTCACTTCAATCCACTCATCCTCCTCGAACACCATCGGCGGGTTCTCCTGCGCGTCGGCCCGCTTCGCGTCGTCGAGGAACACGTCGTACTCCTCCAGCAGCGCCTTCTTCTTCGTGGTGCTCTGGGTCAGGGGCTCGGCCAACTCAGCGGCCAGGCGCGTGGCGACCGTATCGACGAACAGGGAGTCGTAGACGTTGGGGTCCTCGACGCGGGCGATGTACCGGATGTACAGGACCGTGGCGTCAGCATGGATGAACCCATTCTCGACCTGGAACTCGCCGGTCGACAGGTCACGGACTTCGAGCAATCGCAGGAAGTCAGAAGGGAGAGGAAACTTCGCCGTGAACCCCCACGTCGGGGCCGTTTCATGGGACGCCAGCGTGGTGCGCTTGACGGCGAAGTTCCAGGGGTGCGAACGCAACACGCGATCTCGCACCAGGGGCCAGTTGCGGGAGCAGAGCCGCGCAGCCTTGGTGTTGTCATCAAGGCTCGTGATGGCACCGTGCCCCGCCTTGTCGAGGGCGCTATTGCACAGATCGACAACGCTGGGCACGGGCTACTCCTTAGGGCGCCGAGTAGTACAGGTCCACGTAGCCAGTACCAGAGCCCGGCAGCGCGGCCACGCCGACCGTCAGCAGCAC